ACCCGAAGACGAAGCGGAATACTATTGCGCAAATAAGGGAACTGCGATGCTTAACGTTCTTTGGGAACTTCAACAGGAACTACGTAAGATGTACAAGTACGAAGAACTAAACAAAGACGAAATCTTAATAGTTGAGCGAATGCGTGATTTTCTAAACGATAGCTTAAACGACCACGAAATAAACTTAAATAAATAAATAAAATGGAAACAAAAACAAACACGGGAGCGATTTTTAAGAACGACAAGAAACAAGGTAACCAACCCGACTACCGAGGTAAAGTAAACGTAAACGGCAAAGAAATGGAAATAGCACTTTGGCTTAAAGAATCTTCCAAAGGATTAAAATACTTTTCGTGTTCATTTAGCGAGCCTTACGTGAACGAAACCCCGAAACAAGTCCACACGCAGATAATAGAAGACGACGATTTACCCTTTTGATTATGTTTATAGACGATAATAGTTTACGCAAGGAGTTAAAAGAAATTCTTCTTACGAAAACACGAAACCAAGTAGTAAAGGAAATAAAATCCAAAGGCTTAAAGATGCACCAATATACAATAGACCGCTTCTTAAGTGGCGCGTTGGTAAGCATTAAAACTTTAAGAACTTTAGACGAGTACGTTTACCGAACTCAAAAAGGTTTTAAGTAAAGAAATACCCCGCCGTAAAAAGTGTGGTTTTTTATGGATTGTTATGTTTAGAAATTAATCATTATATTTGACGACAAACTAAGCAAATGGAATGGCTTAAAATAGTTGCAAAAGACCACAAAGAATGGGTTAAACTTGTTCAAAGTTTCGGAGAAGATTTCTTTGCGGAAGACATCGTACAAGAATCTTACCTTAGATTACATAAGTATTGTAAACCCGAAAACATTATTCACGATGGGCAAGTTAATAAAGGTTTTATGTATTTTGTTTTACGCAATCTTTACTTATTACATATTAAAAGCGAAAAGAAGAATGCGATGGTAAGCCTAAACGAGTTAGCCGTATTAAAAGACGAACCCACTAACCTAACTAAAGAAGAAGCCTATTCGAGATTGCTCAGTAAGATACACGAAGAAGTTGATTCTTGGCATTGGTACGACAAGCAACTATTTACAATCTACAAAGACACGGATTTATCAATAAGGGATATAGCTAAAGAAACTACAATAAGTTCGAGTTCAATATTCAACACGTTAAAGAACTGCAAAAGCAAAGTAAGAACGAAGTTCAAAGAAGACTACGAGGACTACAAAAACGAGGATTACGAATTAATAAAATAACGTTATGAAATACGTATTAAAAGTATTGAACGAAGAATTAAAGCAGCGCGAAAAAAGAGCGCACGAATGGTACGATAAATATCAAAAACTTTACGAGGATTACCACGACTTAAAAAGGGAAAACGAAATACTAAGAAACGACTTATTCGAACTAAGTCAAGATTACTTTAAGAATAAAAATAAATAACTATGGCACGACCAAGAAAAAAACAAGCCGAAGGATTAGGCGACACGGTAGAAAACATTTTAGAAACTACGGGAATAGCAAAAGTAGCGAAATGGGTAATGGGCGAAGATTGCGGATGCGAAGAACGCAAACAAAAACTTAACGACCTTTGGCGCTACACTAAACCCGAATGCCTAACGGAAGACGAATACACCTACTTAGACGAATTCTTTAAGCGGGGTAGGAATTCAGTTGCACCAAGTGAGCAAAGAGAACTATTAAAGATTTACAATAGGGTATTTAAGCAAAGAATGCAACCGACTTCGTGCGGTAGTTGTCTACGGGAAGTAGTAAACAAATTGAATCAACTTTACGCAATCTATAAAGCCGAACAAGATGCCACTACCGAAGCCAACACCGAAGGAGAATAAAAAAGAGTTCGTAATGCGTTGTATGTCGGACGAAACAATGGTAAAAGAATTCCCCGAAACCGACCAACGTTTAGCAGTTTGTTCGTCTACTTACGAAGAAAACTTATCAAATGAAAATAGAAAAAGTAAAACTATCGGAAATAAAACCGAACCCGAAGAATCCAAGGCTAATTAAAGACGAAAAGTTTAAGAAATTAGTCAAATCAATTAAGGACTTTCCACAAATGTTGGAACTTCGTCCAATAGTAGTGGATGAGAATAACATTATTTTGGGCGGAAATATGCGTTTTAAGGCACTTAAAGAAGCGGGGTATAGTGAAGTGTCAATAGTTAGGGCAAACGACCTTACAATCGAACAAAAAGACGAATTCATAGTAAAAGACAACGTAGGTTTTGGGGAATGGGATTGGGACATTTTAGCGAATGAATGGGACACCAAAAAATTAGATGATTGGGGATTAGGTTTACCAATTGACATTGAAGAAATAAAAGAAACAAAAGACATTCCCGATATTGGAGAAATAGAATTTAGCGAAGAATTATTTTTAGAACATAATTATATTGTTTTATATTTTGACAATGCAATGGATTGGGAAGTAGCACAAGAAATTTACGGATTAAAACAAGTAAAAAGTAAAACAAGCGCAGAAGGAACTCAAAAAATTGGAATTGGTAGAGTAATAAACGGAAAAAATTTTATATGAATGTTATAATACCAAGTTACAAAAGAAGCCACGATTTAAAAGGAAAAGATTATTTTTTTATGGCTAAATATTGTGTCCCTAAAAGTCAAGAAAAAGAATATATTGCAGCAGTTGGAAAAGACAGGGTTATTACTTTGCCCGATAGCGAAGATGGCGACATAGTAAAAAAACGAAATTGGATTTTAAACAATATAGAATTTCCGTTAATAATGATTGATGATGACGTTAAAAGCATAAATTATTATGAAAATAGAAAAGGCGAAAATGATGGAGAACACAAAAACAAAGAATTAGACAAACACGAATTAATTAATTTTTTTAAACATAATTTTAAGTTATGCGAAGATTTTAATTGTAAAATGTGGGGATTAGGACAAAACGAAGACAATAGAATATTTAAAGAATTTTTACCTTTTAATTTAACAAATATTATTTTGGGTCCTTTTCAAGCGCATTTAAAACACGAATTAAAATTTGATAATAGAGTAGGGACAAAAGACGATTACGATATGGCATTACAACAACTTCAAAAATATAAAAAAGTATTAAGGTTAAATAAGTTCCATTATTTATGCGAACACGGCGATAACAAAGGCGGAATTGTTAGTTATAGGACTAAAGAAAAAGAAATACAATATTGTAAACAAATTATGATAAAGTGGGGTAAAAAAATAATTCAATATAAAATACCACCTCAAAAAATGACTGATTTATTAAACGCAAAAAAAGTAAATGTTCCGATAAAAGGAGTTTAAATAAACAACAAGAATACAACTATAAAATGGCAAATAAAGATATCCAACCACGTTGGGAAAAAGGCGAAAGCGGAAACCCAAACGGAAGACCAAAAGGAAGTAAGAACCGAAGCACGATAGCACGGCAATGGTTGGAAGTAAATCAAAATTTAAAGAATCCATTAACAGGCGAAAACGAAAATATGTCGCAAGAAGACCTAATGACTTTAGCGTTAATTAAAAAAGCGCGTGAAGGCGATGTAAACGCCTATAAAGCATTAATGGATAGTGGTTATGGCGCTCCCGTTCAGCAAATCGAACAAACAAATATAGAAATTCCTTTATTCCCCGATGTTCAAGAGGACAACAGCAACGAATAAGGTACTCGGACTTAAGAACCGCGTTAAGATTATTCAAGGCGGTACTTCGGCTTCAAAAACTTATTCAATTTTAGCGGTGCTAATTAACAAGGCGGTAAGTAACCCTAGTTTAGAAATAAGCGTAGTTGCGGAAACAATCCCACACTTAAGGCGGGGGGCATTAAAGGATTTTATTAAGATACTAAAGTGGACGAACCGTTTTAACGATAAGCAGTTTAATAAGTCCTTACTAACGTACGAATTTAGAAACGGAAGTATAATCGAATTCTTTTCCGCAGATGATTCAAGTAAGTTAAGGGGAGCGCGGCGCGATATTCTATATATCAATGAGTGTAACAATGTAACCTTTGACGCTTATAACGAATTGGCTATTCGAACACGGAAGGAAGTATTTTTAGACTTTAACCCTGCTCACGAATTTTGGGTACACAAAGAACTAAAAAACGAACCTGATTCGGACTTCCTAATTTTAACTTACAAGGATAACGAAGCCTTAGACCAAAGCATTATAGACCAAATAGAAAAGAACAAAGAAAAGGCGAAGACGTCAAGTTATTGGGCAAATTGGTGGAAGGTTTACGGCGAAGGTCAATTAGGAATGCTTGAAGGGGTTGTTTTCAGTAATTGGAAAACTATTGACACAATCCCAAAAGAAGCGAAGTTACTCGGAATAGGGTTGGACTTTGGTTACACGAACGACCCTACCGCAATTATAGAAATATACAATTACAACGGACAACGAATAGTAAACGAATTAGTTTACCAAACGGGTTTACTAAATAGCGACATCGCAAAACTACTACCAAAACACGTAATAGTTTACGCGGATTCTTCCGAGCCGAAAAGTATCGACGAAATAAAACGATTCGGTGTAACGATTAAAGGAGTAACCAAAGGCAAGGATTCAATAAACTACGGAATCGACGTAATGCAGCGTAACGAATACTTAGTAACGTCAAACAGCAGTAATTTAATCAAAGAATTACGCTCGTATGTTTGGGGCACGGACAAGCAAGGCAACCGCTTAAACAAGCCAATAGATTTTAATAACCACGCTATCGATGCTTTTCGTTATCACGAAATGGAAACGCTCGGGATAGGCTCAAATTACGGAAGTTATGCAATACGATAAAACTAACGATATGCAAGTAATGATTTCTCGCGTTGAGGAATATATTTACGAGCGTACGGGCAAGCGGGTTCGAATAGTGTTTAACAATATGCCACGTTTCACGATTCACTTTGATATGCTAATTAAAGCACACGAATACGTCGTGAATTACAAAAACACGAATAAATAATTATAAGTATATGAAGTTAGAAATAAACGTTCCAAGTTCAATTAGCGAAATACCTTTAGTAAACTACCAAAAGTTCCTAAAGTTGCAGCAGTCATCTAACGACGAAGAATTTATAGCGCAGAAAATGATAGAAATCTTTTGCGGTATTCAGTTAAAGGACGTTGTTAAAATGAAACTAACAAGCGTTAATGAACTTATTTTACACTTTAAAAATATCTTTGCAGAAAAACCAAAGTTCAAACCAACGTTTAAGATAGGCGAAATCGAATACGGGTTTATAACCGATTTAGAAAATATAAGTTTGGGCGAATACGTGGACTTAGATAACTACTTGGCTAAGTGGGAAGACTTCCATAAGGCAATGGCGGTTATGTACCGACCTATTAAAATACGGAACAAAGATAAATACGAAATAATCGAATACAACGGAGCGGGCGAATACGCGGAACTAATGCAGTACGCGCCAATGGACGTAGCTATATCCGCTTCGGTTTTTTTTTGGACTTTAGGAAGCGAGTTGTTAAGCGCTACCCTAAACTATTTAGAGAAGGAACTGAAGACGATGAGCGAGAACGAACAAGCGACTTTAGCGCACGAACTCAATTCGGAAAAAAGTGGGGGTGGTATAGTTCAATCTATGGACTTGCTAAAGGAGACCTTACAAAGTACGACGAAGTTACTAAATACGGATTATATAAATGTCTCACCTATCTTACCTTCGAAGCAGAAAAAAACGAAATAGAATTAATGGAAATTAAAAAAAGTTATAAATGAACGGATACTACTCATTACTAAACGAACTTAGAACACACTTTAATGCGGATGCGATAGTTAACACCGTTTCCCAAGGTTCAATTTTTAACGTTGACTTAGGCAAGCAAACTATATTTCCGTTAGTTCATATAATGGTTAATCAGGTTACGTTTAACGATAACGTAATGACTGCGAACGTTACTTTAATGGCTATGGATAACGTAAGCCAACGCAAAGAAGAAGCGCCCGATTCGTTCGAAACCGCGGACAACGAAATAGACGTTTTAAATACTCAGTTAGCAGTATTAAACCGAGCGTTTGAAATGTTGAAACACGGAAATATTTGGGATAACCTTTACCAATTAAACGGAGCGCCAACTTGCGAACCTTTTATAGAACGCTTTGAAAATTACTTAGCAGGGTGGGGAATGACATTCGATGTAGATTTTCCTAACGATATGACACGTTGTTAAATGGATAAGGAACTACAACTTAAAGCGCTCGAAGAATTTAGGGACTACGTAATTAAACGTAGCAAGGCAAACCTACGCAAGAAAAAAAGCACGGGAAATTTAAGTAAAAGTTTAAGCGCTGAAGTAAAGGTTATGCCGAACTCGATTCGTTTCTTTTTCGAAATGGCAGAATACGGATTTTACCAAGACAAAGGGGTAAGCGGTACACGTAAAAAATATAATACGGAGTTTAGTTACACTACCAAAGCGCCACCACCCAAGGCGTTCGACAAATGGATAGTACGAAAAGGAATAGCGCCACGAGATAAAAGCGGAAAATTCCTAACTCGAAAATCTTTGCAGTTTGCGTTGTCGCGTTACATATTTGTAAACGGAATTAAACCGAGTTTATTTTTTACACGACCTTTTGAAGCCGCATTTAAGGAACTACCTAACGAATTAATAGAAGCGTACGGGTTAGAATCAGAAGAACTATTCGATACTATAATGAAAGAAAATTTTAGAAACTATGCCAATAAATAGAATATTTGCACGAAGCCCGTATATTATAGAAGTAAACGAAGTAGGGCAAAGCGGAAGTAAAGTAGAATTATTTATATATCAAAACGGAACTACCCCGCCACCTTCGCCAAGTTACACGTTAGAAAAGTTAATACCTTCTTCGAACGATATAAAAAACTATTATAATATTTCTCCTTATTTAATGGAGCAAATTAAACACGATACCGTTTCTCAAAACTATTCAACGGATTCGGGAATATGGGGAGTAGACAACTATATTAAAGTAGACGTAAAGCGCTATAAGTTAACGTTGTCGGGTTATGTTTTTTTAGACACTACTACTTATTGGGCGTTTGATGGATATGGCTATTACTCGCAAGGTTATAACCCTTTGCATATTGGAATAATGCCCGTACACTTAGACTCAA